GCTGGCGGGTCTGTGCCTCCCGGTTTCTAAGCTCTAGCACCTCCCCTGTCAAGCGCAGCACCCGATCGGCGTCGAGTTTTGAGACTTCCCAAGGCTCCGCCCGGTCCTCGAGCACCCGGCGGGCCTTCCTTTGGAGTTGGGAGATCTCGTGCTCTTGCAGGTCAGTTCTTGCCAATGGCCGCGTCCCATTCCTCGATCCGCCGGGCCTGGGCGCGGAGCCAATCCGCCGCCTTCTGGCGCGAATCGAACACGCGGAAGCTGTCGCACTGCCAGCCGAGCACGCACGAGCCGTAGGTGCCAGACGCCCACACGAGCTCCATCGGGCCGCACCCGGGCGGGTAGATCGCGTCCACCCGGTTCGGGCCGCCGCGCGTTGCATACGGCCGTTCCTCCTCCTTCGGCGCCATGGCGTTGCACTGATCCTTTTGCAGCGCCTCGAGCTGCTCCTGCAGGGCTTTGTTGCCGGCCATCGCCATCTCGAGTTGGCGCTTGAGACTTGGGGGTCTGTTCTTCTTCGCGGTCATTGTCACACCTCGTCGGGTTCGGTTGGGCCATCATCGCCACCCCAGGAAGGCGGGCGGGGGTCGAGATCATAGATCCGGGACACGGCGTCGATTAAGTCTTTTTTGCCCGTGAACGGGTAGAAGCCCACCTGCAGGCGGAGCCGCTCCGCCAGATCGTACTTGATGCCGTTCTCATCCTCCGCCTCGATCTTGCGGGCCAGGCGGTACTCGTAGCCGCTCGCGATCATGCGCACCTGGGCGGGGGTGAGGTCGTCCTCGTCCGTGGGGTAGGGCAGGAAGTAGGCGTGGGCCTTCAAGTCGGGCCCTAAGCGCTGCACGCGGTCGTTCTTGCTGCCCGGCCCCTCGTTCGGCCACTCGAGCTCCTCGATCTCGAAGCGCACCTTCTCGATCATCATGCGCTCCTCGATGTAGTCCATGTCCGCCTGGGCACCGAAGGTCTCGTAGCCCACCTTCACCCCGACGATGCCCGGCATGCGGCGCCAGAGCGTCCAGAGGTCGCGCATGTTGGACCACCGCTCGGCCAAGTCCATCTTATGGTCCAGGCCGTCCAGCAGGTACTTCTGGCCCAAGACATCCACCCCCTGCACCACCATCGCGGTGTTGGCGCTGTCCTTCTTTTTCGAGCGCGCCGGGTCCACCGTAAGGTAGGCCATGAGCACCGCGGGGCGCACCTCGTACTCCTGCAGGTTGTTCGGATCGAAGAAGCGCTGCGTGCCCGCCAACGGATTTAAGAGCATCTGGCACGCGATGTCGCTCTCCAACTGGTCCCGCTTCTTCTGCGCCCACACCTTGGGGGAAAAGAGCACCGGGCGGCCGTTGGCCATCCCGTTGTGCGTGGCCGGGTAGATGCGCGGGATGGCGGCCTTGCGCTCCATGATCTTGGAGTAGGTGTCGGCGAAGTTGTAGCGCGTGCCCTCGTACCAGACCCGCCCGCCCACCATCCCTAAGTTGTCGGAGAGCGACCAGGCGTGGGTGGTCTTCTCGATCTGCTCAGGCGTTGCCACGCTCTTGTCCGTCACCACGTCGTTGTAGATCCGAAGCGCGAAGTGGCGCGAGGTGGGCATGCCATCGACCAGGCCGTGCGCCTCGATCGTCGCCTCCTTCGGGTTGCCCTTGCGGCGCACGATGATGCCGTCGTCCAAGTTCCACATCGGCGCCTGGGCCTCGGGGTACTTCCAGAAGATGTCGGGGAACAAGTCCTGCAGCTCCCCGTTCGTCTCGAGCTCGAGCTGGATCTGGCGCAGGAAGCTCTTCGCGATGCCCTTGGTGTGGGAGAAGATCGCGATCGTAATGTCGGGGTTGTTGATGATCTCCTGGATCGCGCCGGCGAAGGTGATGACGGTGCTCTTGTAGTGCTCGCGGGCCCAGAGGTCCAAGTACCCGTCCGGGTTCGCCTCGACCTCACGGCACCTGGCATAGATCCACGGGTGCAGCGCGTCGCGGCGCTTCAGCACCTTCACCAGGAGGTAGTAGCGGTCAGCGGCCGCTAATCTCCGGATCTTCTCCCGGTTCGTCCCCTTCTGGTCCTCCTGGTCCCAGATCGCGAGGAGCTGCGGGATCGGTACCAGCGGCTTGGGCCGCCTGCTCAAGTTTTGCATAGTAATCCGCCAGGAGTGCGGGCCCCGCCGGGACGTAGGTCTGCTTGGTCTCGAAGGGCTGGCCAGGCGGTGTCGCCACCTCGAGCGCGGTGCGCTCGCGCCAGCCTAACTGCGTCTTCGTGTACCAGATGATCGCCGTGTCGGAGCCGGCCAGGCACCGCTTGTACAGCGTTTGCAGTACGTTCACCGTCGCGGTGGCCTTGCCCTCCGCCAGATCCTTCTTGTAGCGCTTCACCAGCGTGTTCTCGGAGATTCCGAGGAGGGTGGCGATCATGTGGTAGGGCAACCCCAAGCCCGCCCCGTTCTTGGCGGTCTTCCTCGTCTCCTCGGTCACCTGGTGCGTCATGGCTGCTCTTTATAGGCCGCAATTTTTTCGCAGTCCGTGAACGATTGCCCGGCGCTGTTCATCGCTTCTTGCCCCGTGAAGGCCATCCAGCGGCGCACGATCACATCGCAGTAGGTGGGCTCCAACTCCATGGTGTAGCAGCGCCGGCCGAGCGCGGCCGCGGCCATCAAGGTCGAGCCCGTGCCGCCGAAGGGCTCCAAGACCAGGGCGCCCTCCTCGCTCGAGGACTTCACGCACCGCTCGATCATCTTCACCGGCTTTGGCGTCGCGTGCTTGAAGCGCTCCTCCCCGTTCACCCGGGGGAAGGCCCACACCTCGGTCATGTTGTCGTGCGCGTTGTCGAAGTAGCTGCGGGTCTCGTAGAAGGCAGATGTAGACCGAGGCGTTGTCCTCGAGGTGCTCCCGCCACACCTCCCACCAGCGCACCTGGAACTCGTCCAGCTTCTCCTCGTAGAGGTTGTCGTTCGCGATGCCGTCCGCCTCCTTGCCCATCCCGTAGGGGGGGTCGGCGTGCAGCAGCGCCCCCTTCTCCGAGCCCTCCAGGAGGCGCGCCACGTCTTCGGGCACGGTGGAGTCGCCACACATCACCCGATGGCTCCCGAGCTGCCAGACGGCGCCACGTTCGCTCACCGGGGCCAATTGGACCAGCGGCGGGGTGTCCGGGGGGGTGATGTGCTCCCCGGGCGCCCGCCACTCGAGGAACTCCAGCTGCTCCATCTTCGAGAACCCCGTGAGATCCAGCGCGAAGCCCTGGGCGTTCAGGTCCTGGAGCTCGAACGCCAGGAGCTCCTCCGACCAGCCGGCGTTCAACGCGAGCTTATTGTCGGCCAGGCGGTAGGCCTGCACGTGAGAGGGGGTCAAGCCCTCGAGGAGGATGGTGGGCACTTCGGTCTCACCGAGCTCCTGGGCGGCGAGCACGCGGCCGTGGCCGGCGATGATCCCATCGCTCTCGTCGATTAGGACGGGGTTGGTCCAGCCGTACTCGCGGATCGAGGCGGCGATCTGCCGCACCTGCTCATCGGAATGGGTCCGCGCGTTCTTCGCGTAGGGGAGCAGGTCAGCGAGGGCGCGGCTCGTGACGACGAGCTCGCGCGGCATCACTGCGGGTAGTCAGGAACGCGGGTGCGCTTAAGCTTTGGCGCCTTGGGCGTCTTCATCTTCGGTGGGTGGGCTTTCGCCGCCTTTGGCTTTGCGGGCTTTTTTGTCTTCATCGAGATCCCCTGAACGTCGCTGTGGTACGGGCTCCGCGTCTTTGGCGGCCTGCTGTTCTGCTGTCGAATCCTCGCGGCCGCGCTCGTAGCCGAGGTCGTAGGTGGCCTGCGCGGCCGCCTCGTGGGTGTGTTCGGCGTTCTTGGCAAAGTGGCCGAGGATCTCGCGGAGGGTGTGCTTAATCGTCTCTCTCCAGTCTGCCCCGAAGGGGACGGTGTTTTACGTGGAACAGTTGCGTGGCGGGGCTTTAAGGTGCGCGGGGGGCTTGACGCCCCCCGGCACGATTAAACCCCTCTCTCTCGGGGGTTTAATTAAGCGCGTCAGTCATCGCCG